ACTCGCTAAGTATTCCGCGCCGTGTTGCGGGGCTTCCGTCAGTTTGGATGAACTCCGATACGAGTGGCCGCAGGCGTTTGCGCGGTTTGGTATCGACGCCATGAACCCGAATATCGACGAATTGAGCGACGAACAGAGAAGCGCGTTTGAGCGCATACTCGGGACACCATTACGGACGGTCCACCAGCATATCTAATCCAAGCAGAACCAGCCATGAGTGGCAACCGGCGATAGTGTCGGAGACGAAATCAGCCCTTGCCCCGCCGTTGCCACCACTCCACGTTGTCCCCAAAATATGAGCGAGGAGCCTACACAGGATAAGAAGCGTCTGCACTTCGGCCTGCTGCTACTGATTTCATTCACGCTCTTCAATCTAGGTTACATTGTCGATCAGACAGTCCGCTGGAGTGATCACGCTCAAGGATTCTTCAATGGCGTGGTTCACATTCTATTCTTCGGGGTGGGGTGGTGCTTGTAATGTGACACGCGACTTTAGAAAAAGTGACAGGAAGTTTAGAAAATTCGCGGCGGCGGCGCGAGTTCGTAGGGCAAAACGGTAGCATCGGGGATGACGGTTTCGACGATAGGCCAGCCGCGGGCGAAGGCCAGAATGGAAAGCGCGCCGCCGATGGCGTTAGCTTCGTGGGCGGACAAAAAAGGCCGCTCGGAATGGAGCGAGCAAAGCTCCTGCAGCGCCCCCGCAGGGGCCGTGTAGAGCGGGTAGTAGTGGCGGGTTTTCCTCCAGAGGGAGATGCGGCCTGGCAGAAACCACCGGGCGGTGGTGAGCAGCATATCCGAGTCGCATTTCATGATGTCCGACGCGCCGGTTTCGGCGGCGGCGAAGGCAAGTGAACGGAGGACACCCGTCACCGCGGCCGGGCCGTTGAGGTGGCTGCCGCGGTCGAAGTCCACCGCGATCGTGAGATCCTCACCCACTCCCGGGGCCGGGTGCCGGGGTTCGACCACGACGACGGCAAGACTGCCGGAGGGCAAGACCGCCCGGGCCGCCTTAATGCTGTCGGGGAGCAACCCGTAGTGGGGCGGATACGAGAACCAGACCGCCGTAAGCATGGACTTATTCGGTGTAGAGTGTCCACCCCGTGGATGGGGAACCGTTGACCGTGGCATCGACCAGCAATCCATCCTCGAACTCCAGCGTGTGGGGCGTGGCGACGTGGTCCAGCCATGTGAAAATCCCGGTCACTCCACCGCTTGGCGGGGGGGCGGTGAGTTCGGCCGAAATCTCGATGTCGGAGGCGTTTTCGGTGATGGTCAATTCCACCCCTCCACTGGAGGTTCCGGCGACGATGCGGCGCAGTTGGAATTCGCCGTTGGAAGGCGTGCCGGTGCCTGCGGAATCGTCGTAGATCCGGGCTCCGGATCCCGCCTTGTTGACGAGGTTGTAGAGGCTCCTCGGAGAGGCTTCGGCGACAAGGATCAGACCCCCCGCTTTTTGCTCGACTTCACCCCCGGAAATCTGCGCGATTGCGATGTGGAGTGTGCCGTCCTGGCCCGCGTCTCCGGGCTCGGTTGTGTTGGGGCGGCGGGCGGGGGTGGAGGCCGGCAGGCTGGAGGCTTTCGAGAGAGCCTCAACGGAGGTGATTTTCTGGTGTTTGTCGGTGTTGATCGTGACGTAGATCACACCGTCGCCGGCGTCGAAATTTTTCGCCGCGACCGGAAATTCCGCGCTCCCGGATGGACCGTAGCGGGCGACCATTCCGGCGGCCACGGAGACCCCCTCCGTGCCGTTGAGAATGGCCTTCGCCGCCGCGAACAAACCGGGTGCCGCCGGCGCGCTGGAAATGGCATTGGAAACCGGGCTATCGGACGGCCCGATCACGGTGTCGGGGGTGTCGCGATCTTCGGCGTCGTTTTCGGTGAAATTGGAGATGGTTTCGCGGCGCCGCAGGCCCTGCAGGATGGCCACCAGATCCACGGGTCCGAGTTGGGCCGGAGGGCCGAAGGAAAGGGTCGTGCTACCGGCCTGCAGATCCATCGAAACAGACTGCACCGGCATGATGGCGGTGGACCATGCGGAAAGCTGCCCTGCGAACGTGATTCGTTTGCCCATCCAGGCCACGCTTCCGGCCTCATCCTCGTGCACGATGATGGACCCTGAATAGGCGTCGCCGGACAGGGAGTTATAGACATGCGCGGCGATGCCCTCGGGCACCGGTTCCGCGCCGGATGTGGAGGAAAGGCGGCTATAGACCTTGGTCAGCGCGTCGGTCGCGGTGAAGCTCGCGCTCATCGTCGTCGCGGCCCAGATCGACCCACCGGCTGCCACGATGCGTTCGGGCAGCAGGGCGAGCAGCCGGCGGCGTTCCGGCGCGGCCAGCGCGTTGATAGCCGACAGTGGCGCGGCCATGCGCGCCGTCACGGTCACTCCGGCCGTCTCGACCTTCATCCATTCGGAGATGGACCCTGCCACCAGCTCGCGCGGCACATTGGCGGGGGTCAGCGGGGGAGGCGGGACCGGCGGTGGCGGGCCAGGATCACCGATAGGATCCGGCCGCGCGGGAGGGTTCGCGTCGGTGAAGCCCACCTTCACGTCGTCGAATTTGAGCACGCTCTTCACGGCATCCAGGGCGGGCTCTTTGGCGGCCCACCAGTTCTGTCCGGAAGTCGCTTCGCATTCGGCTTTGGTGGTCGGGTAGGTGCGGGTGGTGATCGTCTGTTTCTGTGTCGTTTTCCGCGACCCTTGCAGCGGGATGGTCACGCACAGCGCGCCCGGTTCCAGCGGTTCACCGGCGGGGTAAATATCGCGCACCACCTCGCGGTAGGTCCGGCCGTCGGTATCGTGCAGGCGCTCGTAGAAAAGCGCCACCCGGCTCGGTTTGCGGAAGGGCAGTTTCTCGATCTGGAAATCCGACGTCTCCCGCCCGGAGGATGCCAACCCGGCCACGTTCTGGGAAACGGCCGTCAGCGCGGAGGCCTGCACCACGTTCACGGTCGGAGGAGAGACCGAATGGTCCTCGTAGAGCACGGCATCCGGGTGCCAGGCGAGCTGGCGGCGGATGGCCTCCAGCACGGTCAGATCGGTCGCGACCTGGGCGACCGGCGTGATGGCGGGCAGATTGATGGTCCCCTTCGCCATGGGCGCGCCGGCCGCGACCGCGTAATCCAGCAAATCGCCGATCTGTTCGGCGGTGGTCCGGCGGGTCCCGTCCCGTTTCGCGTTCAGCAACACGCGCGGCTGCCAGACCTTGATGTCGCCCGACGCGCCGGTCACCCGGTGCCACACCTCCTGCAGATACATCGTCTCTCCCAACCACCACAGCGGACCTTCCACCACCACGGCGCGGCCTTCGCCGGAGCCTCCCCCGGCGCGCGGCGCCCGCGTCACCGTGCCGGTGAAAAACGGCTGCCCGGATCGCTCTACGGAAAGGGCGTTGCCCTCGATGAATGCGGGCGATGTCGCGTCCATATTGCCCTCGATCTCCAGGGTCAATTTGCTCGCGGCCATGGACGCCATTTCCAGCGTCGCGACGGAGACTCCGAGCGCTTCGGCGGAGCCGGAGGCACCTCCGGTGTGGGCTATGGTCCAGATGGGGTCGGGCATGGCGAATGTAAAGTTGAAGGATGAAGGATGAAGGATGAAAGCCGGAACCGCCGAACTCCCGCGTCAGCGGACGCCTCCGGCGCCGCCGCGCTCTTTGTTCGGCAAAAACCCTGCGGCCTCAAGTTTCAGGTCTCCGGTTTTCATGGTCTTGCGTCTTGTGTCTTGTAGCCGCCGCAGGCGGCGGTCTTGCGTCTCCTCCTCACCTATCCCTCAGGCTCTTCACCTGTTCGCGCACGGCCTTGAGTTCGTTCCGGGTCGATTCGAAGGCGGAGAGCATTTCCCTCAGCGTGCCCACGATCTCCGTCTCCTTGCTGGAGTTCACCGCCTTGATGGCGGCGGTCAGGTTCGAGCGTTCCGAGTCGCTCAGCACGCCGTCTGCAAAGGCGCTCTTTATGGCCTGCAGGATGTCTTTTCCGGCGTCGGATTTCACCTTCCCGGCGGCGGCCCCGGCTTCGGCCGCGATGTTTGTGGCCAGGCCGCGCCCGCGCTCGTCGGTCTCGCGTTCGCGCTCTTCCAGGTCGCGCCGGCGTCCGGCCCGCACGTCGCGTTCACGGTCGATCTCAGAGCCCCGTCCGGCGAAGCCCCTCCGGCGTTCCGCCTGCGCCTGTTCGGCGGCGATCCGTTCCAATTCGCGCCGCGCTTCCTCTTCCTGCTCCCGCGCCTGGCGCGCGGTGGTGTCGTTGGAGTCGATACTCTTGTTCAGATCATCTGCATTGCGGATGCCTGGCAGCCATTTGCGGGCCGCCTCGTCCGCTTCAAGTTGTTCCTGCAGTTTCTTCCTCCGGGCGATGGTTTCCTCTCCGCCCTCGCCTCGCAAGTCCTTCACCGTTTGCTGCATCTGCTCGCGGTCTTTGTCACTCAAAACATAGGGTGCCATGCCACGCCCCCGGAGTGCTTCCCGCTCCGCCTCCTCCGCCGTCTTCTTCGCGAGTGCCCTTGCTTCCTCCTGTGCCCGGCGTTCCTGCTCGCGGGTTTCGTCTTCCAGGGCGGCCAGCCTGGTGGCTTCGCGGGCGCGGGAGGCGGTGGTGGCGGTGGCTTTCTCCTCCTCGCTCATGGTCGAGGCGGCGATGCGTTTGCGTTCCAGATCCTCTTCCAACCGGATGATCTCCGCCTGGTCTTTGCTCTGGCGGGCCAGCAGTTCGAGGCGGTAGCGCAGCTTGTCGTTGGCGGCATCCAGGGCCTCGCCGCCGGCTTCCAGTTTGTCGGCCAGATCCTCTTCGGCGCGCGCGGCATCGGAGGCGGCGGCGCGGCCGCGTTCCAGGGCATCCGCGCGGTCGCGTGCTCCTTGCTGGGCGGCGCGGGTTTCCGCGTTCACGCGCCGCAGCGTCTCTTCGAATTCCTTTTCCGCGCGTGAACTCGCGGTCAGGCCCTCCACCATCTACATCCGGGCGGACCCCACGGCCCCGACGGCGCCCCCCAATGGCCCGGCGGCGGCGAAGCCCTGCAGGGCTCCCTGCCCGATCTTTGCGAGCCCGTCGGCCGCGTCCGCGCCCTTGATGGCCATGTCGGCCAGCTCGGGGTTCATCGCCCGCAGATCATCCTCGAATTCGCGGATCTTGCGCGAGGCCTCTCCCAAGCCGCGCACCAATGTATCGAGGGCCTGCACGCGGGCGCGCGTGTTGAAGGCCTCGGTCGCCGCGGCCGTGCGCTCCGCGCTGTCTTCCGGTCCGTTCCCGCCACGTTCCTTCTCCTGTTGTGTCCGTTTTTCCTCGTAGGCCCGGCGATCCCGCTCCATCTCCTGCTCGAAGCGCGCCTGCGCCTCCTGGCTGGCGGCGGTCGCGGCCTGCGCCGTATCCGCAATCGCCTTCTGCGCCGCCTCCGCGCCGGAGGTATCCGCCCGGGTGGTGATCTCGATGGGAAATTTCTGCGGGTCCATGGAGAATATTCAGATTGGAGACCTATCGTGCTACCCGGGCGATCAACCCCCAGTAGTCGATGCTGAGTTGTTGGGCCGTGCCGTCGGTGCTTTCGACGTAGAAGGCCGGACCATACTGGCCGGCCAAACTACCGCTCGGAGTCACGGAGACATCAATGCCATTGACGGACCACACCCAATGCGGGCCGACGTAACTTACGTTCAGTTCCACCCACCCGACCGCGGCCACGACTCCCGTGTCCACGATGGTCCCGCTGGTTTCCCCCGCCGCTGTGTGTTGGATGATCCTCCAATTCGCCGCACCGCCATTCCCATATTCCGTCCACGTTACCGTGCCATCGCCCACGGTCGCGCTATTTCCCGTCGGCCATGCCGGCTCTGATCCGCCAGTGGTGCCACCCGCCGAGGCATAATAGCGCCGGCCATTCGCGGTGCTTGGCCGGATCACGGCTCCAGTGGTGATCACGGTGGAAGCCGTCCATCCGGCGGGCTGTGGAGTGTAATCCAGCACATACTTTCTTATAGTGGTGGCATTGTTCGACACACTCGTGGATGCAAACCCGACCGAGACCCGCGCGGCCAGGCCGTGCAAATAAAAGCGCGCGGCAATTTTGGTCGTGGACTGGGCGAGCTGCGAGAGGTAGAAACCTTGGCCGCCAATCAGGTTGCTCGCGTCAAATTGCGCGACCTGCGCGGCGCGCCTAACGGCCGCGGTATGCAGCCCGGCAACGCCAAAGGCCGGGCTGCTCCCCATGTTGCCTGGCCTGAAAGTTCCGGCTCCACCGATGTCAAACCTGAACCAGCCCAACTCACCGAAGACGGTAGCTCCATCGGTTCCGCCGAAAAAATCATCGCGCATGACGATTTTGCCGAAGTCGATGTCTTGCCAATCCAGAGCGGTTTGGACCACCGCGAGCGCCTCGTCCGGGCTTTCGGCTTCGAACAAAGAAGCCCCCGTCGCACCCGCGCCGATGTCCACCGGCGAAATCTCGTCGCTGCCTCCGTAAAAATGGCTCGCCGCGTGGGCCGTGGGCGTGCGGGCATCGCTCAGCCGGGCATCGCCCTCCTCGATGTAGTCGCCCGCCGGTTGCGCGCCTATGTCTTCCGGCGCAATAATGTCGCTCCCGCCCGCCGCATGGCTCGCCGCGTGGTTGGTGGGTGTGCGCGCGTCGGTCAGTCTGGCGTCGCCCTCCTCGATGTAGTCGCCCGCCGGTTGCGCGCCGATACTCGCCGGCGTGATGGCATCGCTCCCGCCGGTCGCGTGGCTGGCGGCGTGGGCGGCTGGCGCGCCGCCGCCTCCTCCCCCTCCGAGCGGCTCATAGCGCAGGTCCGCTTCATCGACGGTCAGCGCCGTGCCGGGATTCTCCGGGGGCGGGTCGGCCGCCGCGTCGTTGTCTTCCAGCACGGAGAGCGTGCCGGTGCCCAGCGTGCGGGTGCTGCCGTTGTCTAACAACGCGGTAATCACCAGATGGAAGGCCGCGCGGGTTTCGCCGGCCAGATCGAAATTCGCTTCCGCGTCGCTCAGCTCGAAGAGCGCGTGTTGACCGGCTCCGGACGTCCATGCCGCCGCGTCGGCCAGGGCCTCCGGCTCCACCGTCTTGCTGGCCAGTGTCGTCTCATCATCGGCGGCTTTTTTCACCCGCAGGGTCAGCGACTCCACGCCCTCCATGGAGACGACGCCCGTGCCATCGAAGATCCCGAGGCGGATGGCGATGGCGTTGCCCCGCCAGATTTTCGGCGCGGCGCCGGTCGCCTGGTCGCGCAGTTCCCGCCCGGGCGACGTGGCCAGATTGATTTTGATCGAGATGGTTCTGATGTTCATTGTGCCTTGTGCCTTGTGCCTTGTGCTTTGCTTGCCCGCCATAGCCCGTTAGGGCGGCGGCGGGTCCTTCGTCTGACCCTGACCCCTTTCAAGTCTCAGGTCTTGTCTCTTGTGTCTTGGAGCGAAGCGGTCTTGCGTCTTGGCTCACGCATTCAACCGCCCCCGCAGCGTCACAGTGTAAAAAACCCGGCAGCCGAAGTGCGCGGCCTCGGCGACGGCCGACGCCTCGTGCAGCGTCATCGTTGCCCCGCCGGTTACGTCGAGGGTGGCGGTCGCGTTGGTTTGGTCCAGCAGTTTCGCGGGCAGGCCGATCACCTCGTCTTCCGCTTCCGTTTTGGAGCCGAACACCCGCGTGCTCTGGAAGCTCACCACTGTCAGCCGGTTGCCCCGGTCGCGTTGGCGCGGTTCCTTTGCCCGCAGGATATTGGTGATCTGCACTTGCCCTTCCTGCGTGGCCACGCGCAATCCGCTCACCCCTTCGCCGTGGGCGTCGGAGGCCAGCGTGCTCGTGCCCGACGGGCAGGTGAAGGTCACGGTCATACCTGCAACAGAGTAACTTCGAATAGCGGCTGCAGCACGGCGGGTGTGCCCGAGACGAATCGCGTGGCCTGCCAGGCGATTTGGCCGTTGCGGTTCTGGTCGGCCTTCCAGCGTTGCGACGCCGTCGTCAGCGCGGCTTTTGGCATAGCGACCAGGAGCGATACCGGCGGCTCCGCGGCGGACGACTGAACAGACAACACACCGGAGGCGATTTCGGTTCCGGTGGAGTCAGGAAAGAAGATACTGCCGCCCGGAGGCACCGGGGCCATGGCCTGCCGGAGCATTGCCGGCGTCACGCCGATGGGAATGCCGCGCACCTGCGCCTCGATGTCGGTCACGGTCATATCCACCGCGCCGATGCCGTCCACGTTCACCGGCGAAAGCCCGAGCGTGACCGCCAATTCCCAGCCCCCTTCGCTGTAGATCGGTGCGGGCCAGGTCTCGATACTCGCGGGCGTCCAGGTCGCGCCCCAGAAGCCGCTGAACATCATATCGCGTCCGATATCCACGCCAATCGCCGCTCCGCCGGCCGTCGTCAGATAGCTCGCCAAAAGCGCCGGGTCCGCGTTCTTCGCCACCAGCCCGGTGAACTGCACGGCCTGCAGCGGCGGTCGCCCGGCTTGCATGGCCAGGCCCGGCGGTCGCGTGATGGCCGCGTTCAGAATGGTCACCGTCTCGGCCGCCGACACGATCACCATCGCCTTGTCCGTCGAGCCGAAAATGCTCTGCCCGGGCTGCAGCAGCGCGCAGGCGTAGAGCACATCCAGGGTGGCCTGGTCAAGGCGACCGTGCGGAACAAACTCCGCCGTCACGCTCGTGCCGGTCAAATACCGGTCCACCGTGCCGAAGCCGTCCACCGGCACCGGCGACGTGTTGCGGTTGATGTTCAATACCACGCCCTCGCGCGTGTAGAAGGTTACCCCGTCGTAAGTGATTTTACACGGGCCGCGGATGATGGTGGTTCTGTCGATCATGATTGTCTGGTGCTGGTTGGTTGTCGGTTGCTGATTCGATCGCTAAAAGGGGTGGGGGCGGAGACTCAAGACTCCAAGACACAAGACGCAAGACCGGAGTCCATGAGACTTGAAACCGGATTTCCGGGCTCTGCTCTTGTGTCTTGTGTCTTCATGTCTTGTGTCTATCGGCTATTGCTCATCGGCTATGCCGTCACGCAGTGGCGGCGCGGCGGGATCAAACGTCATCGCCACGAGAAAAGGGATCCGGATGCTCACGGCGTTCGCGTTTTCAACCGGCTCGCCGATGGCCTCATCGAGCCGCAGCGGGCTATTGACTCCGGGGATGGATTCGCCGCTTGCAGCGGTCGGGTAATGCAGGTGCAGGAGCCGTGCGACGGCCTCCGCTATCTCCTCCACCGTGGCCGGGCGTCCATCCTTCTCGCGCCAGATGGTCGGGTTCTCCGAGACCTCCACGAAGAATTTCCCATCGCGGAAATCCGGGCCCGGCACGTCATTGGAAAGACCGCGCGCGCCGTCGAACCCCACCACCGCCCATGCTCCCTTGGTCGGGCCTCGGGCCTTCTCCAGGCGGGTGAATAGATCCTTCGCGTCGTTCGGGATCACGTCGATCACCGGCTCGTCCTGGAAGAAGGGAGATTCCTCCAGTTTCCGGGCGATGGCGGCGATGGTCTTGCGGATCGTGCTCATGGAAAATCAGTTGGTTTGCCATCCGGCCGCGCCGAAGACGGATCGGAGGAACTCTCTGGCGGCATCCTCCGCCGCTTCGAAAAAGTCATGGTCGCTCGGCAGCAACTCGCGGTCCTGTGTCATGCGCGCCTGGCGCACCAGCACGTAGAGCACGACCAGGATTCCCCGGCCACCCGTGGCCCGGCGCGCGAGCACCGGCGTGTTGCGCGGGCCCACACGCAGGAAAACCAAATCCCGCAGCTCCGGCGCCCGCTTCGCATAGGCATCCGGATGCACCGGGATCGTCAGGTAGGTGCTGCCATTCTGTGGCGTGATCACATACGAGCGGAAGGCCCGCATCAGGCCGGAGACCCGCGGCACTTCCACCATGGCTCCATCGGCGGATGCGCTCGATGTGATGCTGTCGGCCATGCGGCCCCAGTGGCCGCTCGATCCCGCGCCCATGGCCGCCGCCCGGCTGCCGCTTGGCAGGCCGCGCACATGCTGGCGGGTCATCTCCATGGCCAGCGTCGCCATGCGTTGATGAAGCGGCGTGCGGTCGCCGCCGAGCTTGCGCGCGATATTCCGCAGCGCCTCGGTCAGCATCTCCCCTTGCGGGGCCATGAAGTTAATGGAAAACCCGCTCATGGTGTGTCTAACAGACTCTTGTATTTCAGCTTTTCCCGCCGCTGGTCCATGCGTTCGCTGATGGCCAGGAATCGCTCATAATCGCTCTGGTCCAGTCGGCTCGTATCCACCACCGCCGGCGGCGGCGTCCGCGGCCTCCGGATCTCAAGTCTTGCCTGCCCTTCGTAGCCCGAAGGGCGAAGTAGGGTGTCTTCTGTCTCCGAGTCTTCTGTCTTGATGCCCAGCGATTCACATTCGGCCTTCGAAACAAGCCTCCACCTCCGCCCGGAGTTGAAGGCGAATGGCGGCACATCCACGTCCAGCGCGTCGTCGAAAAGATCCGAGTCGCCCAGCTTCGCCCAGATCGGATCATCGATCAGCGCGACCAGGCGCGGCGCGCCGGTTTTCGGATCCACGATCACCGGGCCCCCCGCCATCACCCATCGTGCCGGCCAATCGCGCGGCTCGCGTGTCTGGATGGCCCGGATCAACTCGAACGCCGGGAACATGTCCCGCGATGCCGGATCCATCGCCTTCTCGCGATAGGCCCAGTTCGCCAACAGGGTCTTCTGCGTGTCGATGATCAAGTTCAGCCGCCGGTCGGAAGCCAGGTCGCGCAGCGAGCCCTCCATCGCCGGGGGCACCGTGCCCTCAGGGTCATCCGGAAAGCCCGTTGCAGGGGTGTAGCCGAGGGCCTGCAAGGCGCGTTTCAGCGTCAGCCTGGCCAGTGGTTTATCCATCTCGCCTTTGGCCACCGCCGCGATCACATCCTTCAGAATCTTGAGATACTCGCCGCTCGTCGTGCGCGCCGAAAAAACCGACCGTCTCCCCAGGTCGCGACCGAGCAACTCGCGTATTTCTCTCGACGAAAGCGACGTCGGCAGCGTTTCTCTCGCCATCGCTTCCTGGAAAATCTGTTCGAGCGCTTCCATGGTCGGAAAAAGTTTCAGAGCCCCCTCAGGGATTCGCGTGTCGCCACGCGTTTGGGTTTGTTCGTCCACGAGATACCCGCGCCGCTCGCTTGCTCGCTGGCGGGTGCGGTTTCTCCATCCGGTTGTTCGATGGCCACGTCGCCGTCGGCCACGCGTTCGAACCACCGCACCGCATCCTTGTATTCCCGCGCCCGCGCTTCCGAGACGGTCATGTCCACGCGGGTCAGCAGGTTGTGGCGGATGATGGCCAGCACCGGCCCCTTCGCTCGCTCGGGAATCGTCTCTCCGGCGGCCAGCGTGTTCTTCGGGTTGTTGGCGATGTCCGACCTCGCGTTGTTCACCGCTTCGGCCATGATCTCCGCCAGCGGATTGGTGCCCGCCTTCTTCGCCGCGCTCTCCAATGCCTTCGCCTCCGGCTCCGAGAGCTTCGAAAGGATATCGTCTCGCGTTAAGGTGATCCAGGCCATCGGGCGGAAAGGATGATGGTTGATGTATGAAGTAGGAAGGTGCCGGGGATAAGTCCCATGGTTCCCATCGGTCCCATGGGTCCTATCCCCGGCCGGTGCCTTAGGCGCTCACGTTATACCGTTTGCAACCCACCGTGCTGGTGCCCACGATCCGGCTGTAGTGTTCGATCGTCAGATCGACGAACTTGGCCTTCGTGTCATCGACGTGCACGCCGATGATGCCCGCGCCACCGGCGGCGGGGGTGTAGAAGCGCTTCACGTTGCTCGCGTCGTCTTCCGTCGCCACCGGCGAGAGGTAGAGGGCGCGCACGCGGAGGTTCGAGACCTTCGTCTTGCTGGTGTCGCTGTTTTTGGTCGTGTAACGGTGGCGCAGCACCACCACGCGATCCACGTTGAGCATGCGGGCCAGCTCTTCCGGGCTCATCATCGCGGCCATGCCACCGGCCGCGTCGAGACCCCGCAGGTGGCGGCGGCGCAAGGCCCAGCTCGACTGGTCGAAGACGATGGTGTTGGGATAGACGCCGGAGGCATCGGCCGAGGCCTCGATCAGATCATCCAGATCCGAATCCGGCTGCGCCGTGGTCGCCCACGTCTTGCTCGTGCCCGAGTCCAGACCGTCGATGATGTCGATGGCGCGGCGCAGGTCGTTGCGGATGAGCCGGTCGGTCAACGCGGCAGCCTGGCGCTCCAGGTAGTTCGGCCCGACGATCCGGTTGCGGTCGATGCGCAGCGTGAGCCCCTTGTTCAGGGTATCGCTGGAAACGATGTCGCCCGAGTAGGTCACGCGCTTGAAGTCCGCGTCGATGGCCCGCACGTCGTCGTCTTCCGAGAGGAAGCCTTCCGAGTTGGTCATCTTGCGGTATTGGAACAACCGCCCGACCGGCACCGCGGGGGCGATGGCATCGAGGTCTTCCAACAGACCCGGCTGGCGCATCCAGCCCGTCACGTATTCCGTGAGGGGCTGGCTGAAGTTGGTATCGGCGAGCGCCGCCTCGTTGGCCAGGTAGAGCCCGGCGCCGGAGGCGTCGTTGAATCCGGTTTGCACCGGCAATGCGGCCATGGCCGCGATGAGAAGATTCGGTTTCATGATGTTGTTTTCTGGAAGTCTTGTGTCTTGTGTCTTGGAGCGAAGCGGTCTTGTGTCTTATCAGACGACCAACTTCCGCGGGGTATGCGGGATGATCTCGAATTCGACGTTGTCGCCGCTGGCCGCCGTGTAGGCGTAGCCGACGCTGTAGTAGGTGCCCGCGCCGACCGGCAGGTCCTGCAACTTGCCCGAGGCGGCGGTGAATACCTCCTCGCCCTGGGTGATGGCTTCGCTGGCGATGGCCACGAGTGTTCCGGGCGTCGCCCCCAGGAGCGCGATGGGCACGGTGTCATCCTGCACGGCCGCGTCGAGCGCCAGGGCCAGCGGTAGATCATTCGCGCCGCAGGGCGTGACCTGGTTGGCCGCCGTGCCTTGTTTCACGAGGATGCCCTTCGCCGTGATGGCGGCCTGGGCGTAGCGGGTGGTGCGCCCTTCCGGGCAGCTTTCGTTGGCCAGGAGTTCCAGGCCGGAATACCGGCCGGAGCCGGGGGCGAATACCTGCCGCGCCGCCAGCAGGAGCGAGACGGCGAGCAGGGTGATGATTTCGATGATGCGTTTCATTGGTGCTCTTTGCTTGTTGTTGTTGTTCTTGGTGCTTGCCCGCCATAGCCTTGGCGACGGCGGGTCTCCGGTTTTCGGGAGAGTGTTTTCGCGCGCGGTTCAGCCCACCTTTTCGAAGAGATCTTTTCTCCGGTTCTTCAACCGGTCCCATGCCACATCGAAGGGCACGTTTTCCTTCTTGGAAATTTCGTTGGCCAGCTCGACCCGCAGGCCTTGCTCGGCTTCCTTCACCTGGGGAGAGCGGCTGCCCAGGGCGGTGGTCTTTGAGGCCTCCGCCGTCTTCATCGGCTCGCGCGTCTTGTAGGTGGCCAGCGTCGCGTCGTAGTCGGTGCTGTTGGCCAGCTCTTCGACCACCGCGTCGGCCCCGGCTTGCGCCAACCGGCGTTCGGTCACGAGAACGGCCACATCCGCTTTCGCCCGGGCGGTGCGTTCGTTGGCAAGGGCCGTATCCCGCTCGCCTTCCACGGTGGTCTTCGCGGCTTCGGCATCGGCTTTCGCCTGGCGTTCGTTGCCGAGTTCGGTCTCCGCCGTTTCCAGCTTCGAGCGGAGGTCATCAACCGTGCGCTGCAGATCCGTGATGGTTTGCCCGCGTTCCATCCAGCTATCGATCAGCACTTGCAGCGATGCGTTTTCGGCTTCGGGGTTCGTTTCTCCGGGCAGCAATAGCCCGGCCAGGATGAGTTGGTCTCTGATTTTCGTGTGCATGGTGTTTGTTTGTTGGCCCTCCTCAAGGCCGGGATCTTGCTGTTGTTCGTTCGCCACCAGAATCGGTGGCACCGGAATGTTGTTCTCGTTCGTCCAGCCCACGCTCTTGAGGCTGGCCGGCCGATACCGGCCCTTGTTATCCAGACGGCAGAGCCAGTTGATGCTGTGGCCGTGGAAGGCCCGCTCGTCCACGATCTCGCGACCGGCCCGGCTGAACTTGACGAAACCTTCCAGCCCCGCCTCCGTCGCCCGCAGTTGCATGATGCGGCCGTAAGCCCGCGTGTCCTTGTAGCGTTCCTTGAAAGCCGGATGATCCGGATGCCCGATATACCAGGGCAGGCCGAAGAACTTCACCCATAGCGGACGCGCGTCGAAGTCGGCAATCACCGCCGCCGCGTCCTCCGGCTGGAAGACCTGCATGCCGCGCTCGTGCGGATGCTCTCCATACGGGGCGAGCAGGATCCAATCGCCCTTGCCCATCCCCGCCGGGATCATGGTTGTGTTGAAGCCTTGGGTCAGTTCCAAACTCATGCTTTTTGTTCCTCCATGGTAAGGCCTTCTTCGGCCGCGCCGAATCCATCAGCCACCGCTTGCGCCAGGATCGTCATCCAGACAACTCTCCCCGCTTCCGGCGTCGCGGCCGTCAGTTCAGGCCACCGCGCCAGCAGCAGGCGCAGCTTCGCCCGCATGAGAGCTTCATCTTCCGTCCACATCGCCTCGGCAATCGCCTTGGCCACCGGCCCGGCATCCTCCGCCATCGCCGCCCGCAAGAGTTCGGCGGAATTGCCCGCTCCAGGCACGCCCGGGAGCGAGATTCTACGCGAAGGCCCTTCCTCATTCGGCAGCTCCCGGATCGGGGCGGGGGAATCAAACCCCCGCAACGGAGCCACCACCGACGCGACCCAGCGCCGGAACCAATTTCGATGGCTCAGCTCTTCGCGATTCGGTGCCCCGGGCGATCCGGAGAATCGCTCATTAGCGACGTCATCCGTTGCTGATCGCGCCACGTTCCACACGTGAACCCGGCTCCGAAGCCTTTCTCGTAATCCTCCGGAGATGCGTCCACGATTGTTGTCACCCCGCTCGTGGGCGTCGATGATTTCAAGGTATCTGTTTCGCCCCTCTTCCCGGCTTGTCCAGGATCCAATGGTTTGTCCGTCTCCTTCATAGCGCTTGAATTCGATGTTAGTGCCTGCTTGGAAATTTGCAACCCTTTCCTCCAGTTTGGGGATATCGCTATCGCCGTAGATGGCGATGGTCACCCGCGCGTCCCCGTCGGGACCGGGGATGATTGTCCGAAATTCCACCCCGGCCTTGTCCAGCCCGGCGCGGATCGTGTCGATTCCCACATCTACGGGTGGGGATAGGAAAAGTCTCGCTTTCCCGCCTTTGCGTGCCTTGAACGCGACCACGGCCATCTGGTCATGGGCCAGCCCCTTCCAGCTCATCGCGTATTGGATATCCTCGTAGCTGGCATCCGCTCCATACTCCACGGCCACGCTCGGCTCGCCCCCGGTGGCCCAGTCACCATAGGCACTTCTTGTGGCGGCGGTCAGTCCGAGTGCACGATCGATTTCCTCGCTCAACTCAAGAGCCGCCCTCTGTTCCGGGCTCTCCGTCATTTCCGCAACGAGTTTGTGATCCGTAAGCCCCTCGCCCGTCCATCCGCTGAAGATCCCAATTCCGGTTGGAGCCGGACCCTTCGCGAATCTCCCGCCCGCGCCTTTTCCGAGGCCATCCTTCGCTCCGGCGGGCTCCCTCAAATTGTGCCTTGCATTCGCCAGCTCATCCGCCTCCGGTTTCAAGTCTTCCGGTCTTGCGTCTTGTGTCTTGGAGCCCTCCGGAGCCGCAGGCGACGCAGGGCGGTCTTGTGTCTTCTTCTCCCCCACCACCTGATCATCCGCATCCGGTTCCCTCCGCCCGTAGCGTTCGCGAAGATCCCTCGCCGAAAGCGCCAGCCCGTTCCCCAGGAAGAACTTGTCCACTTCCAGTTCCTTGGTCGAATCACTTCTCTCCGGGATCGGAATCTGGATTTCCACCAGCGGCTCGTCGCCGAACTGGTATCTCGTGATCCACGGCAGCACCTGCGCGTTGAACGTCTCGGCAATCAGCTCGGCATCATCCTGCAGGAGAATGTCGCCCTCGTCGCCCTGGAGCGATGCTCCCTGCCCGGCCTCGCCCTGGGCGCTCATCGTGCTCAGGTCGCCACCGCGCCACAGCGCGGCAATCACCCGGTCGCAACGATCCACCAGACCCGGCATCGGAAGGTTCGAGCTGGATTCGCCCGCCTTCACGAATTCGATCGCGCCATCCAGGTTCATCACCGCGCCCCAGTCGTTCATGAAATTCGCCACCGCTTCTTCCAGCGCCAGCCATTCCGGCGAGCCCTTGGCCGCGCTCGTTTTCCCGACCACGGCCGGGATACCGAATTTCTCGCAAAAGATCAACCAGTCCCGCAGCGGTTGCACCTTGAACAGATAGGCGATGCTGTTCGCCTCCATGATGCCTTCCTCCACCGTCGTCATCCATCCGCCTGGTTCGAGCGGTGTGCCATCCATGGCCGTGTCGCTTTCCAGGAATTGCAGCTTGCCCGTCTTCGCCTCGAAGAACCACAGCGGCACCTGGCGGAACTCCGCCGTCAGCCCGTCCTTGGTCGGCTGCCACAGGAGCTCGTGCACGGCACGGCCCTTGCCCACCGCGTCCAGCATCTGCGCGCACAGGCCCGACCAACCGCGCCGGTAGTCGCCATTGATGGCATCACCCGCCACCAGATGGGTGAGGAAAAATTCCACCGCCTCCTTGTGGCGGTTCGCGCGGCCGCTCTCGTCGCGCATCACGACATTCCACCCGAAGCGCCCGACCGCCTTCTTCCGCTTCCGGGCCACCGTGCGCGTGCGGTCATCCCTGCGCTCGATGGTATCCCAGAGCATCGCGGCAAGTTTCAGTTCGCCCCGCTCGTGGCCGTCCAGTGCCCGGGCGAGATATTCCGGCGACAGATTCCGGATCGGGTTATACTTCGCCCGCAAATGGTTCAGCACCCGGGCCGCATCGACCCGCGCGGCGTTCGGCGAGCTCAGCCGAGCCGAAGCCGACTTTTTCGCCGTTTTCGGGGTGGCCATCAGTTTCGCCCTCCTTTCTCTCCCGCCGGGAGACTCTGTGCCACCGTGCACCCCCTGCAAGGGTATTGCAAAACGGCGAGCCCGGTCGCCCGACGGTGACCACGGCGGATCTGGGGGATCCCCCCCTTAGAAACGATTCTGGAGCGATTTTTGGTTTCCGGGCCGAATCGCGCCGCTCCGCCCCGGTTTCCGGTTCCGGGTCTTGCGTCTTGTGTCTTGCCGTCTTGAGTCTTTTTCATGCCGACAAAAGCCCCCCCCGGCCCCTGGAGTTTACCCGCCATTTCGGACGACTGATTTTGCTGATGTCCGTCGAAAGTGTTGGCCCGCTTGTCGCGGCGCGGATGGCCAAGGCAAGGGCCGTGCATCGATCCGAGTGCCCCTCCTTTGTCCTCGGCGACCAGTAGTTGTATCCCGACGGCCCGCTCGTCTGGACCATCGCGTGCAAGTCTTCCCGCACCTCGCGGGAAATCGGGATCAAAAGCTCCTTCTTTTCGAAGGCCCTCCGCAAGCGCGGGAAAATAAGCCGTTTGAACGGTGCGCTGAACGCGCAAAGCTCCACCTTCCCATACTCGTGGTTTTCCGGCTTCCACTGCTTATGCTGTTTCACCAGGTAATCCCCCAGGCCGATGCCCGGGCCGGTGTAGTCGTAGCAGGTCCGCCCGGCGGCCGAGATGCGGTCGCGTAGAATCTTTTCCTGCTCTGGCGAATCGGTCTTCCGCAAAACCAACACCTCGCGCGTAACCAACAGCCCACCCACCCGCTGCAGAGTCCATGCGACGGTCGGATCATTTTGCCGGCCAAAGTCCACCCCCATGAAGATGCCGCCTGATGGTGCTCCAATAGAATCTGCCAGGGACCAGTGAAGCGTCGCCTCCATGCTCTCGCACGTCGCGATCATCTCGTAGGGCAGCAGCACGTTGCTGCCGTCCAGGAACCCGCACTCGAACTCTTGCGCCCATCCATCCGGGTCGTCGAACATCTCCTTGAGTTGCTCGATGTCCACCGGAAGGCCCATGAGCACAGCGTGGTAGATCGTGACCAGATGCTTGCTCCACTTTGACTTGCCGATCTCGTTCTTGGTCCAAATCTTGTGCGCCGCACCGCCTTGCCCGTTCGGAGTCGTGATCAAGCGCACCTTCTTTTCCCCGCCACGCAAAGGGTTCGTGATCGATGGCAGCACCGCCCGCCATGTGCCGGGCGGATCGTCGAAGAAATCAAACTCGGTCAAGACCAGGCTCGCGCTGCGGCCGCGCACGGTTTCAGGCCTTCCCGGCACCGCGCGCACCCGGCTGCCGTTGCTGTATTTGATTTCCGCGCTCTTCAGCAGCGTCTCGCTGCCGCCCTCCCTGCGCTCAACATAATCATCTACCACCAGGTTGAACGCTTCCGCCCATGTTTTGCCTTGCTCCAGCGAGTCCAGCGACTGGCGTTCCGATGGCGCGGCTATCATCCATTCCATGCCAGGGCTCGCCATACAATCTTCCGCCACCTCTCCCTGAGTCGTGAAGTCCTTCCCGCTCTGGCGGGACATCAAAGACATCTTGAACCGGCTGCGGTCATGAAAATTGACAAACTGGTATTCCAGCAAAAGCGACCTCGGGTCGCCGGCAGGGTAGGGGTTTTTCCATCCGGATCTTGTCGTGCCGATCTTGTGGCCGTCCACCAGCGGACGGATGTCATCCAGATGCATCTCCCAAAGCGGATTCGAGCGCGCTTCCGCCGCCGCCTGCTCCACGCGCGCGTGTAGCTTTTCGATCGCTTCCCTTTGTGTTTTGCTTGCCATGTGGTTCAGCCCATCCGGAAAAGTTGTTTCAGGCGATCCGCCTTCTGCTCCTCGCTCAAATGCTCGTCGGCCATCACCCCCTCGGCCTCCTCTGCCTTCGAGGCCCTCGCTTCCAGCAACGCGAGCTTCCGCTCGTCGACCGCCACCTTGCGTTGCTCCAGCCTCAATTTCGCCAGAGCCACGAAGGCCTTCACGTTGCCATTGTGCAGGGTCTCCGCGGTGAAAGCGAATTGCGCCGCACGCTCCGCGTCCGCCGGGTCCGCATCCGGGTTGTCCTTCAGGAACTCCATGCGCACCTGTTCCGCTGTCGCCTTCGCCGCCTCCAGGCGCGATCGCAATGCATACCATTGTTGCCACCGCCACACAGTATCGCGCGAGACGCCAAGCATGGCCGCCACTTCGTCCAGGCTTTTTGCGGGACGATCCGCCGCCGCCGTGAAAAGCGCGTAGATCGCCGCCTGCTCTTCCTCCGGGAGGTTCTTGAGCTTCGCGTTGCTCTTGGGTTTGCTGTTCTCCATGATTCATCGGCTATTGGCTATCTGTTATTGGCTATCATCCGAGCTGCGCGAGGATGGCCCGGCCCACTTCCGTGATGGTGTATTTGACCAGGTTCTCGTCCAGCGCGTCCGGCACCGTCGCGATCGCCTTTCTCGTGGACAGGGCGAGCAGGGCCTCGCCGAACTCCTCCTCGCCGGCTGGCGGACGCACGCGCGAGTTGACCGACGTCCGGAGGCTTTCCTCGGGCAAAGCGAACGGGCTCGCCAGTTCGAGCGCCTCCAGGATGGAGCGGCGCAGGTCGGTTTCGCGGAATGGATTGGATTGGCTCATAAATTCAGGTCTTGTGTCTTGTTGTCTTGAGTCTACCCGCGGTTCATCTGCTCGACCGTTCCTTCCAATCTCGCCACCGCCTTGAGGATCTCGTCGATTCTCGCGTGCTGCTTCCCGC